CAAGAAATTGAATTTACTTTAGACGAACAAAAAATTAGATTGAATCCTCAGCCATTTGAACTTAAAGAAATAGAAAATGTAAACAACATTGATTTACGTATTACTATCCCTGAAAAAGATGTATTTTTAAAAAGTGCAAACTATGATGGAAATCCTTTTCCAGAGAAGTTTATTGACAGTTCAGTTTTACAAAGTGGTGGATATGTAGATTTACAAGATGTAGATCACTCTGTATTCAGTTATGATGATATTTCCACATTAGATGCCAGTTTAATATTTGCTGATCAATACATTTGGACAGGCTACAACAATAGATTATGGAATGTATATAAAGTATTGAACAGTGGTGCAACAAGCACATCAATCACAAAAGCGGACAATATTACTTTAGTATTAGACAACAGTATAACAGTTACAGCAGGAGAATATGTTGTATTGGTATTTGCTGATACAAAATACACACTAAAAGTTATCAGCAACGTTGGAACAACTCTAGTTGTAGCACTCAATGAGAGTGTAAAGGATGATGAAAATGCACAAATTTTAACACTTGTTGAATCACGAATTGAAACAGCAGACCAAATGAATGATATAATTTACAACAGAGGTCTTGTCGAAAATGATAAGTTTTGGATAGACACTAGTGACAACGACCGTTGGGCAGTTGTGAAAAATAATGCTGTCTACAAATCACATCAGCAAATTAGTAACACAAAAGAAACAAACACAAACTTTGGAAAAGCAATTTCAGCCAATGGAAAAAATACTTTGATTGCCATTTCTGCAACAGGTGAAGAAGAAGGAAAAGTTTATGTGTATGAAAGAGGAACAGAGAACGGACAATACAGTTTGTTGCAAATTATTGATTCACCAACTGACAATATTTTTTCTTCCACTTCACAAGTATTTGACACAGGTGTTCAGTATGGTGACAATCTTGCTGTCAGTGATGACGGATTACATTTAATTGTTGGTGTGCCTAATGCAACTAATATAAGAAGTAATTTTAAAGGCACTTACAATACAAGCAATGACTACAACGTAAATGAAATTGTTGAATACAAAGAGCAACTATGGAAATCTTTGAATAAGATATTCAGCCAAGATGATTCTATAGACTTTACAAGTTTTGACAGTCATGTTTTTGCATTTGATGGCACGTATGATGCTGATAATAGTGAGTACAAAAATATTACAAACCTTGTAATAGGTGATCATGTATTTTCAAATGTAACCACAGACCATATGTTGGTTAGAGCAAACACAGAACAGTTTAGTGGAACAGCAGTTGGTGACAAACTTCAACTGAAATGGAATCAATTCACTTCGATATATCCTGCAGGTAGAGAACCGTTTAATGGAACATATGCACAATCAAATATAGACAGTGCGTTTTTAACTGGTGAACATGCTATTGTACACAAAGTTGAAAAAATTATTGTTATCAATGAAACTGTAAATGATCCTGCAGTACAAGATTTAGTTTACACAACAACGGGCAATGCTAAAGTTGTATATTCAAGAAAAGTAGGAACAAAAACTTTACTTTATGTAAATGAATTGCGTGGAGATTTAGCAGACACAGGTGATTTGTTTACTGGAGTAGATTTGCCTGTTGGAAGTTACAGTATTGCATTTACAGATGAAGACGAATACAACAGAGGTTGGTGGGTAATAGCAGTTCCATTCAACGTGACGCCAACGCCAACAAGTTATCCTACAGATGCAGATGTTCAAAATGCAACAGCATTTGATGTAAATCCAGCATTGGTTATTAAAGATATAATTAAAAATCAAACAAGCAGAAGTGCTCAAGTATATGTAAACAGTTTAGATACTGAACAACAAAAAACAAATACACAACCAGATCATCCAACTGAAGCAAGTGAAATCGCTGTGCTGTCTTTCAAGCAAGAATTTGTTGTTTCTGGAACAGGTGAATCAACAGGATTTAAGACAAGCAAACTTTGGTTTGTGAGAGCAACTGCTTCAATGATGTCAAGCAAAGTGCCTTACGATGGAGGCACTGAAACGATCAACAACACTGTAAATTTGTGGGTAAACACAATCAGAGACAGCCAAGGAAATAGATACGATCCAGATGTACTAGGTTTACCTTATGCAAAAACAAATAAAAAATTACAAATCAAAGACATTTGGAATGGAAAAGTTTTAATACAAGTACAACCCGATGTTAATGGTATATTTTATGTGCCTAATGTTGGTGACACAGTAATAGATGATACAACTGCTAACACAGGTGAAGTTGCGTTTGTAAGGACTGTCGGATTTAACCAAGTTGAACTGTTTATAAAAAATAAATCAGGTTCGTTTAGATTAGGAAGTCAACACAATGAAGCAGGTAACATCACAATAATAGGGTCACCAAATAGATTGATGGGTGCCATCTTAAAAACAGAATTTGAAAACCAATCAGCAGGTTCACTGTGTGTGTTTGAAGACGCAAACTTTTTAACTCCACCTGTTCAAAATACTGTTGTGTATGAATCTATTGGAGAAGAATATTGGTTATGGAATGAAATAACAATTCAAGGAACAACGAGATTAGCAAACATACCAAGCAAAGTAAACAAAGATTGGCAACAAGTTTACAATATTCCATTAGGAGAAGGTATAACAAGTGGAGGCACCAACGAAGGTGCGTATGTTGTATATTCAAGAAGTCCAGGATCACAGTTTATTTTACAAGGTGCATACACAGTGCCAGAGACTAAAAGCAATTTAAGACTTGGCTCTAAAATAAATTTTGGTTTAATCAACGGACAATATTACGCATTTATTTCAGCTCAAGGTAACAATGAAGCAAGTAACTTTGGTTCAATTCACGTGATAAAAAATGATAATGGAACTTGGGTACAAGCAAAAAATACAAATTACAAAGGACCATTTGATGATAATGTGCCTTACTACTCTGGTGATGTTGTTTACAGTGCAGGATATTTTTATCAAGCACAATCTAACGTAGATGCAAACAGTTCATTAAGTTCTCAGGCTTGGACACAACTTGATACAGGAGTAGATCACAGAAACGTCATACCAAATGCAGAACAAACATTACATGACAGCAGTGTATTGGTGCAACCAAATGAAGACTCTACAATGGTGCAAAATGGATTACTTCAATTTGCAAAAGCATCAGATGTTTCTAAGAATGGGTCTATACTTGCTACAAGCAATACATTTGATACCAATGAAACCAATGTTACAGTTTACAGATTAAAAGATGGACACTATGTATATTCAGAAACACTTACAGCGCCAAGCGGTGAAACAACATACGGCACTTCAGTTTCAGTCAGCGAAGACGGAACATTTATTGCAGTTGGTACACCTGGACAAGATTTGTCAAATGCAAATGCTGGAGTTGTATATGTTTACAAACAAACTAACGGTGCATACAGTTTAAATCAAACATTGCGAACACCTGAACAAGGTGCAGAAGATCTATTTGGCTCTGCATTAGAATTTGATGGCGGAACTTTAGTTGTAGCAACATCCAAAGGTGTTGGTGCTGTACACATATTCAATAACATAGATGGTACATTATTATATGGTGAAAAATTTAGTTACTATGCAGACAGCACAGTAGACACGTTTGGTGATAACTTTGTTGTAAGAAACAATCACATTACACTTGCTTTAACAGATTTACAATTATTAGGCACAGGTGTTGGAACAGTTTTAGATTACAGAAGAGGTGATACTAATGCATGGAGAAAAATTAGAACTCCACATGACACAGTAAATTTAGAAAGAATTAAATCTGTGTTTGTGTACAACAAATCCACACAAAAAATTTACACAACACTGGATTATATTGATGTGTTGCAGGGTAAAATTGCCGGCATAGCAGAACAAGAGATTTCATTTAAAACACCATTTGATCCTGCTGTTTATAATATAGGCACAGTTGGGAATCAAGATGAAACTAACCACTGGATGAGTCAGCAGATTGGTCGTGTATGGTGGGATATTTCAAAAGCAAGTTTCAAATATCCATATCAAAACGATTTGATATACAATAACAATAATAGTAATATGCTGATTAATGGTGCAAGTATTGATGTGTATGAATGGACAGAAAGCATTTACACTCCTAGCCAATACGATGCATTATCACAATCATCAAACGGAAGCACTTTAGGAATCACAGGAACTTCTAAAAATGGTGACAATGCTTATGTGGCATACAATAGATTTGATAGTGTTGCTCAAAGTAAAATTCCTGTATACTATTTTTGGGTAAAAAATAAAAAAGATACACCTGCTTTAGAAAGCAGAAAGATAAGTGCAGAAAAAATTGCCAAAATAATAGAAAATCCTCAGCAAGAGGGAATAAAATATATTCAATTCTATGGACCAAATAAATTTGGTTTAGTCAACTGTAATAATATTCTTGATGGAGAAAACTCAATACTTAATATTAGATATTGGACTATTCCACAAACAGATATCAACATTCATACAGAATATCAAATAATCACAGAGAATGATCCAAACAGTGTGCCTGGTTATGATTTGGAATTAAGTTGGTTTAACAGTTTAGTAGGAAGAGATAAGTTTGGAAATTATGTGCCAGACATTAATCTAAATGAAAAAATTAGATACGGAACAAGTATGCGTCCAATACAAGGTTGGTTCAAAAACAGAATTGAAGCAATGAAACAGTATGTGGAGAGAGTCAACAGTGTGTTTGCACAAAATTTAATTGTAGACACAAAGGATATATCACCATTGCTACAATTAGAAACTGCCCCCACATTAAACTCTAGATTAATTGACCAAGTGGTTGATAGTGTAGATGATTTGAATTTTATTGGAGTTGCAAATTTAAAACAAGCCAGTCTATCAGTAACAGTGGTTGATTCAAGCATCACTGCTGTAACAATACTAGACAAAGGTGCTGGTTACAAAACAGTGCCAGAAGTTAAAATAATTGGTAAAGGCACAGGTGCTGTGATCGGTTTAACACTGAACAGCAATGGCGAAATAGCAACAGCCACAGTGCTTAAACAAGGTACAGGTTACACTAATACAACAACTGTTGAACTAAGAAATTATGCAGTACTTGTTACCAGTGACTCAACACTGGGCGGCAGATGGGCTCTATATGAGTATAACGGCACCGTTTGGAACAAAACATTAACTCAAAGTGTTAATGTACAACTGTATTGGGACTACGCAGATTGGTATGCAACAGGATACAATCAGTTTACAGCAATTGATTTCAGCGTGTTACAATCTTATGAATTATTAGGATTAAATTGCGAAATAGGAAACATTGTTAAAATTCAAACTGTAGGTTCTGGTGGTTGGTTACTATTAGAAAAAATTGCAGATAATGTTACAGATGATTATACACAAAACTTTAAAACTGTTGGTAAACAAAATGGTACTATACAACTTAAAAATAACTTGTATGACTTTAGTTCTACATTAGGATATGAAAGCACAGGCTATGACACTTTGTATTATGATGCTATTCCTACAAAAGAAACAAGAATTATTGTTGACACAATTAAAAACAATTTATTAATTGAAGATTTAAAAGTTGAATACAATAAATTGTTCTTCAGCAGTTTAAGATATGCATTAAGTGAAAACAAAATCACAGACTTTGCAATGAAGACTAGTTTTGTGAAAGCACAACACAATGTTGGTGAGTTACAACAAAAAGTTTCTTTTAACAATGATAATCTTGCAAATTATGAAGATTACATTAAAGAAGTCAAACCATACAAAACTAAAATTAGAGAGTATGTTAGTACTTACGATAAAATCGAACCTGCAGATATGCAAACTACTGACTTTGATCTTGCACCTAAATATGATTCAAATAAACAAATCAATCCTATTAGAGCAAAAGTTCAAGACAGCGCCATAGTTGGCAATGTTGACGACACGTATCCAGACAAACATTGGTCAGACAATGTTGGATTCCAAGTCAAAGAGATCACAGTTGCTGATGGTGGTTCAGGATATGGACTGACACCTGCAATAACAATCACTGGTGGCGGTGGAACAGGTGCAACTGCAAAAGCAGTTGTTAGAGCCGGCGTAATTAAAAGAATAGAAATGTTGACGCAAGGTAGTGGATACTTGTCTAGCCCAACTGTTACTATTGAGAACTTCAATGCAGACGGTACAACTGCAAGACTGTATGCAGTATTAGGCGAGTCTCTTGTGAAGTCAACGCACATCACAAGTAAGTTTGATAGAATATCTAGAATTTTTACAGATGAAGCATCAACAAATACAATTTTGCAAAAAGTAGAAACATTTACAGGCGGCACAGGTCAAGTAAATTATGATTTAAAATGGCCAATGGATATTACAAATGGCAAAACAAAAGTAAAAGTTGATAATTTAGAAATACTAGATACAGAATACACAATAAGCAATTTAAAAGATATTAAAAATTCATATGAAAGATACAAAGGAAGAGTCACTTTTGAAAGTGCAATAGCAGTTGGTTTAACAGTAGAGATAGAATATAGTATTGACCCACAACAACTACAAGCCTTTGACAGAATTCAATTGTTCTATTCACCAACTGACGGTATGCCAGGCAAACAATTAGCACAACTAGTTGATGGAATAGATTATGGTGGAGTGGAAATTACTAGTTTAGACTTTGTAAACTCATCAGGATATCTTGCAACAGATTATATGTCTGCACCATTTGATGTGTTTGATGAAACTTTTGAAGATCAAACTTTTACAGTTGACGGCAGTACAACTGCACTACAATTGAACAAACCTTTAGAAGATGGTGTTGTTTACAATGTTTATAGAAATGGTGTGCGTATAGATGATCCAAATTATCCATCAGATGGTTCAACACCTATACTAAACAGCAATGCAATCATGACAAGTATTACGGGAGATGGTCAACAACAAGTGATAGATTTATTGGCATTAGGCGTGCCAACAGTTGACAATGATAAATTTGAAGTGCGTAAGTCGACAAGTGACGGAAGTTTCTTGGCTGATCCAACTGCATATGATACACTGCTTGAAGGTGGTAATTTAGGTTACTCAACAGCATCAGGTACAAACGCAGAGGATATTAATGTTGACGGTGATGGATTTGTTACTCCAACAACAAGTAAAGGTCCAGAAGAATTGGTTCCAGGACACGTGTTTGATACTTTGGACATACAAGTTTTTGACAGAGGTGGAGAAACAGGTTCTAAAATATCTAGTTACAACCATGTAGGTGATGGTACAACAACTGATTACACTTTCCAAGATTTCCCACAAAGTGTTGATGCAGTTTTTGTAACTGTAAACAATGCACAGGTTGATAGAAATGATTACACCGTAGATTTCCAAAACAAAAAAATTGTGTTTGCAACAGCACCTACAAGTGGTGCAAAAATTAATTACGCTACAATGAGTAACAATGGTGAGAAAATATTAGACATTGACACACTTACAGGCGATGATTGTACAATAGACTTTTTAACAAGAGCAACTTATTCTGCAGATTTAAGTTTGTATGTTACAATAAATGGCGTAAGAACTACTGCATTTACAACATTTGAAAGTAATGAAAATTACGGTGCAGATAAGAGATTGGTGATTAGATTTAATTCAGCACCAGCATCAGATGATGTTGTATCATTCGTTGTATATGCAAGTACAAGTAAATCATTCAGTGAAGTAACACATGAAACATTAACAGCAGACGGAAGTTCTACTTCATATGCATTAAGTCAAACTCCATTTAATGCAACACCTTTAGGACACAACACTATTGTTGAAGTGAATGGATTGGTATTAAATCCAGGATTTAGTTTTGAATTTACTATTTCAAACTTGTTAGAGTATGAATTACCAGATTGGCAACAACCACAAGGTTCAGCAAGTGCATCTGATGTTAGAGTGTACTTGAACAATGTTGAATTACAATCAAACGAATTTGTTTGGGACGCTGGTAACAGTTCAGTCAAATTGCAAACAGGTATCGGAGTCGCAGGTGACTTACTGAAAGTATTTGTACTGTCAGACGGAGATTACACAATAGATGATAACGGAAACTTGTTATTTGTAAATGCTCCAGCACAAGGACAAAAAATACTTGTAACAGAATTTAGCAACCACGATATACAAAAAATTGAAAGAATAAACTACGATGTTGTGGCTAGACAAACAATCCAAGCCAACAGCGAAGATTATTATGTGTTCCAACAACTACAAAATGGTAGAATAAGATTGAGAAGACCTGCCACTGATGCTCAGTACGTTTGGGTGTATGTGAATGGTGTAAAATTATCGCCGAGTGTAGACTACAAAGTTACAAATGATCAAATGTTTGTAAAAATAGGAACTGCTATAAACACAAATGATCAGATTGACTTGATACATTTCTCTTCACCTAAGTTTGTTACAAAATTTGGCTTTAGACAGTTTAAAGATATGACCAACGCAACTACATTTAGAAGACTAGGTGATGACAGACGTTACTATCTTGCACAACCATTGAACTTCCATGACAAAGAAATTCAACTTAATACCACAGATGGATTGGCCAAGCCTAATCTAAGAACACTGGAACCGGGTGTGTTGTTTATAGAAGGCGAAAGAATTGAATACTACAGAATAGATGCTGACAACAAAGTGAGTCAACTGAGAAGAAGCACTAAAGGAACAGGTATAAAAGACGTATACCAATCAAACACAGAAGTATTTGACCAAAGTGCTCATCAAACTGTTCCTTACAAAGATCAGACAATTACCCAAGTTTACACATATGATGGTGTTGATGCAACATTTGAACTGGGTTGGGCGGCACAAAGCACCAATGAGTTTGAATTGTTTGTTGGTGGCGTGAGAATGCGTAAAAACAGTACACAGTCTTTTGATGTGACCAAGGATTTAGACAGTCCAGATGCTGATATTACACTACCAGCAGAATATTCAGTGACAAATGTTAATCCAAATGAGTCAACATTTACCATAGCAAACACCACGAATATACCAACTGGTACTAAAATCACGGTAATTAGACGTGTTGGTAGAGTTTGGAACGAAATAATTGACGAAAATACAACAAAAACACTATCTCAAACAGATAATCGCATAGGAAATTTCTTACGAGAAAAAGAAGTGACTTTGCCGCAATAAATACAAGGAGAAAACTATTATTATGACACAAATCAGAGATAAAAACGGTGTAAGCATACAAGGTCATATCAAGATACATGATCCTGAATCCGGCAAGGTGTATGTGAACAAACGCAATGCTATTCATTATGAAAACATGAGTTTAGCACTTGCACAAAGTATCGCCAATGAAGGCAAAGGATTTATAAGTTCTATGGCTTTTGGTAATGGTGGTACATCAATTGACCCTACAGGTATTATTACATACTTGACGCCAAACAGCACAGGCACTAATGCAAGTCTTTACAATCAGACATACAGCAAAATTGTTGATGACAGATCAGTTTCAAATCTAGATCCACAAAGAAACAAAATAGAAACAAGACATTTAAGCGGAACAAACTATACAGATGTATTGACTACTTGTTTGTTGGACTACGGTGAACCAAATGGTCAAGATGCAGTGGACAATGCAACCAACACTGAAGGAACATATGTGTTTGACGAATTAGGTTTAGTAAGTTACAATGCAAACGGAACAGGAAACTTGTTGACTCATGTAATATTCCATCCGGTGCAAAAATCATTGAACAGATTAATACAAATTGATTATACAGTAAGAATACAAAGTTTATCTGGTTTACTTGGAGAGTAATAGATGCCATATACAATAAATTTTAGTGATACAATAAACAAGCAGGCTATTACTGTCAACGATGGCAGTGTACCTAATCAAGAAACGTCACTTCAATTTCCAGGAAAAAATTCTAACAACTACGGACAAGTAATAGGTGAAAACTTTTTACATCTATTAGAAAATTTTGCAAAAAACTCAGCACCGTCTAGACCTATAGAAGGTCAACTATGGTATGACATTACTCCAGGCACAAACCAACTTAAAGTTTACGATGGAACAAACTGGGTATCAAGTGGTGGATTAAGAAAAGGTGGTAATCAACCAGGTGCATCAGAAAGTACTGCAGGTGATTTATGGGTAGACACTGGTAACCAACAACTGTATTTGTTTACAGGTTCGGGTTGGATACTTGTAGGTCCAGAATTCAGCACAGGTTTATCTAGTGGTACAAAGCCAGAGTCAATTCAAGGCACAGATGACCTTGCACATTCAATAGTAAAAATTCAAGTAGGTGGTAAAGTAGTTGCAATTATATCATCTGAACAGTTCACGCCAAAGGCAAACATTGCAGGTTTCAGTACACTTCAGCCAGGAGTTAATTTAAGTGCAACAGATGTTGAAGGTGACGGCATTCCTAAAATGTACGGAACTGCAGAAAAAGCCGACGCACTTGTTGTTGGTAGTCAAACAGTTGCGGCAAACAATTTTTTAAGATCAGACACAACAAGTTCATCAGACTTTGGAATTAAAATTAAAAACAACGCAGGTGTAGAAGTAGGTTTAAGTGGAACACTTAAATTAAGTGTTGAAGGACAAGCGGGTGTATTAAGTCATCAAACAGCAGGATCAAACATTGATATAAAAGTAAATGACAATGGTGTAAGTCGTACTGTAATGAGAGTAGACTCTACACAAAAAGTAGGAATTAACACAACAGCACCAACAGAAGCATTAGAAGTATCTGGAAATATTAAAACAACAGGTGCAGATGCAAGTTCAGGAAAAATTATTGTAGACAATACAACAGATTCTACAAGTGTTGGCACAGGTGCTATCACAACAGTGGGTGGTATTGGTATTTCAAAAAGTTTAACTGTTGGTGAAAATGCGTCAGTAGGTGGAAACCTAACTGTTGATGCTATAATGCCAAATGAAACACTAACACACGACATAGGTTCATCAGATAAAAAATTCTTAAATGTATACGGAAATCAATTTTATGGTTCATTTAACGGTAATGTTTCAGGAAGTTTGAACGGTGTTGCAACACAATCCAATCAATTAACAAGTGCAACAACTTTCCAAATGACAGGAGATGTTTCTGCAAGTGGTTTTCAGTTTGATGGTACTGGTGACCTTGTAAAAACTTTTACAACTTCAATTTCAAATGCATTTATTTCAAGCAAACAAAGTGTAGGAACTTCACAAAATTCAGACGAACTATTATTAAACAGAACTGAAGGAACAACAGGTTTATTTAGAACAACAGTAAAAACAATTTTAGACACAGTACCAACTCCACCGATTGGTTCAGTGATTGCCTTTGCTGGTGCAAATGCTCCAACTGGTTGGTTATTGTGTGATGGACAAGAAATAAACAGATCAACATATGCTTCATTGTATGGTGTGGTTGGTTTACAATATGGTACACCTTCTTCAACATCATTGTTTAAAATACCGGATTTAAGAGGAAGACAAGTGCTAGGAAAAGACAACATGGGTGGTACAAGTGCCAACAACACTGTGGATTCAGTTGCAGATACTTTGGGTGGCTTTGGTGGAGCAGAACAAAAAACAATAGCAAAAGAAAATTTACCAGATCACGAACACGATTTGAGATCAGACAATCAAGATCAATTTTATGTTACAAGAAATGTTGCAGATGCACCTACAGATCCAGAAGTTATTCAATTTAATGGACCTACAGGAATAAACACTGCTCAAGCACTAGCAAGTTCAGGTGGTGTAAGTGGCACAGTAGGCGAGTCATTTAATGTAATGGATCCTTTCTTAACGTTAAACTACATAATTTACGCAGGAGCAACGGCATAATATGTCATATAAACTAAACAAAACAGACGGAACTATATTAACTGACTTGGTTGACGGTACAGTTGATTCCACTAGCAGTGATTTAACACTTATAGGAAAAAATTATAGTGGCTTTGGTGAGTTTCTAAACGAAAACTTTATAAAACTTTTAGAAAATTTTTCAAGTGCAGATGAACCTGCAAATCCAATCAGAGGTCAACTTTGGTATGATACATCAGAAAACAAATTAAAAATTTATAACGGCAGTCAATTCACAAGCAGTGGTGGAACAACATTGTCTGCTCAAACTCCAAATGCAGTTGCAGGTGATTTATGGATTGACACAACTAGACAACAATTATATTTCTTTGATGGCACAGGAAATCCAATATTAGCAGGACCAGTATACACAAAAGAACAAGGCAAATCAGGTTTTGAATGTATTAGTGTGTTAGACACACAAAACCAAACAAGAACTGTAATAATGTTTTACGTTCAAGGAGAAGTGGCTGGTGCATATTCAAATGTTGTGTTTACTCCAGCAGTGAGCGATAGAGAACAGTTGACTGCGTTTGTAACAAGTGCAAATCCTTCAGCAACTTTGCAAAAAGGTTTTAATGCTGTAGATGACACGTTCAAGTATGTAGGAACTGCCACAAAAGCAGAAAGTTTAATAATAAACAATCAAACTGTAAATGCTTCAAGTTTTATTAGAGATGATGTTGATGAAATTATGCAAGGTTCACTTACTGTTCAAAACAACAGTGGTGTTACAGTTGGTGCAAGTGGTGACGGTTCATTTAGAGTTGAATCTAATGTGTTAACAATTAGAAATAATTTAACAAACGGTGATATAAAATTTAAAACTGACAAGCAAGGTGTAGTACAAACTGCCTTGCACGTTGACGCAGGTCAAAGTTATGTTGGTTTATGGAAAGACAATCCTACAGCAAGTTTAGATGTTGCAGGTGATGTTAGAATTTCTGGAAACTTAACTGTTGAAGGCAGTAACACAGCAATTGAAGTTGATGAACTTCGTGTAAAAGACAGAACAATAGGATTAAGCGTTGACGAAAACAATGCACCTGTAACAGATGACGCAGGAATAAATGGCGGTGGTATTGAATTATTAACTACTTCAACTAATCATAAAACTTTAACATATTCTTACAATGCAGATGTTCTTTTAGAGAGATGGGAAACAAATATTAACATGGGTGTTGCAACAGGCAAAGCATTCAAAGTTGGTGCTGATGATGTTTTATCAGGTGACACATTAGGAACAAATGTTATTAATTCAAGTTTAACGAATTTAGGTACACTGACAAGTCTTGCAGTTGATACTTTAACAATAGACAATCAAATCATTTCAACAAGTGCTGGCAATTTAGGATTGGGTGCAAACACAAATGTAATTGAAATTCAAAGCAGTGCAAGAATCACAGGACTTGGTGATCCATCAGCGTCAAGCGATGCGGCAACCAAAGGTTACGTGGACAGTAAAGCAGTACTTGGTGTACAATTAGATATTTCAAGTTTAGGAAATAAAGACCTAGGGTCAAACTATCAAGGTATTGCAGACATATTACAAGATATGTTTCCAGTAGATGGATATTCAAGAGGTGTTGGTGCTGGTGAAGGTTCAGTAGACACAAGTGCATTAGGCACAAGTTCTATTCCACCAAGAGCATTAGGCACACTGGCAAGAGTACAAACAACAGATTATTCAGCAGGTGGTGGTGTAACCATAGCAAGTGCAGATTTAGACACAGCAATTGACACATTTACTATTGCTGTTGACAGAACAATTTCAGCAAACGCACAAACTATTGTTTCAATCACTTTAGGTGCTACAACTACAATAGAGTGTGCAAGTGCTCATGGTTATGAAGCAGGTGAAACTGTTACAATTTCAGGAGCAAATGTAGACGCAATTAACGATGGTGGTGGTAACAACACAACATTGAATACAACATTCACAGTGGTAAGTGCTGAATTATTGGGTAACCCAGGATTTACAAAATTAACAATCAATTTGGACACATCAGCAGGAAATTTAATTAACAATTACACTCCAAACAGCGGTACAATAGAAAGAGTACCTGTGTTGGGTAATTCAAACAAATCAGTTATAGAAAGTTTAGGATTCAACAACCTAGCAGGTAGCATGTCAATGACACCAGTTAGAAAATTACTACAATTTGGTGTTGTTGATGATGGAGGCACAACAAAGTGGGCGTTTGATAAAGAAATTACACCTACAACTCCGTATTAATTTGTTATAAATACAAGGAGAGAAGAATTATATGGCATATACAATAAACAAATTTGATGGCACTTTATTATCCTCAGTTGATGATGGTACAATAGACCAGTCTACTAGCCTACGTTTTGTGGGTAAAAACTATGCAGGATACGGCGAAATCCAGAACGAAAACTTTTTACACTTACTAGAATCATTTGCTAGTTCTAACAGTCCAGCAAGACCGATAAGTGGTCAACTTTGGTTTGATGCAGGCACTAATAAATTAAAGTTTTATGATGGTACAAAATTTAAAACAACAGGTGGTGCTGAAGTATCAGCAACGCAACCAACAGGACTTGTAACAGGTGACTTTTGGTGGGACACTTCCAATGAACAGTTGTACGCATACAACGGAAGTTCATTCACACTAGTAGGTCCACAAGGCGTTGGAGATGCTGTAACACAATTAAGAAGCAGAACAATCGTAGACACAACCAATGCAAGTAATTTAATTATTGAAGCAGTTGTTAACGATGAAGTAATATATGTAATATCACAATCTGAATTTACAGTTTCAACGGCAGACCCTGCCAATGTTATCACAGGCTTTGATGTAATTAGAGCAGGTTTAACTTTAAAGAACACACAAAACGCAACTAACGGTGTAACATCAACTGATCATCAGTTTCATGGAACATCTTCTAATGCATTAAGATTTGGTGGAAAATTACCAACAGAATTTTTACAATCAGGTGGAAGTGCATTCCAAGGTTTAGCAAGATTCAGTGACCAAGGATTTTTATTAGGTGACGACGGTGACTTAAGAGTTGACATTCAAAATGACAACGAAGTACACATTGGAAATGAAATAGGTGATGAAATTGTATTCAAAGTAAATGCATCTGGACCAGTAACTGAAATTGCAAGAATTACAACAGACGGTTTTGAACCAAGTGCATCAGGCGTAAGAACAATTGGTACAGCCACAAACAAATGGGATGAAATGCATTCTACAGCATTTAAAGGAAACGCAGATTCATCTACAGGAATTTTAGCAGGCGGAACAGTTTATGCTGGTAACACAGGTGCTGTTGCAAACTCAACTCCATTAAGAGATTCATCAGGAAATATTTCAGCAGTTGTGTTCAATGGTATTGCTTCACAAGCCAACTATGCTGACTTGGCTGAAAAATATTCAACAGACAAAGAATACGAAGTTGGAACAGTAATGACAATACAGAGATCAGGCAGTGCAGAAATGACAGCGTGTGATGAAAACTCACAACCTTTAGGAGTTGTTTCAGAAAAACCTGCTTTCTTAATGAACAAAGATGCAGACGGACAATCAATTGCTTTGGTAGGACGTGTTCCAGTAAAAGTTATAGGTGCAGTCAAAAAAGGAGACAGAGTTTATGCTTCTGAGGATGGCACAGCGTCAACTGACGGTAACAATTTGGTAGGCTTTGCATTACAATCAAATGAAGATGATGCCATAAAAAATATCGAGGTAATGCTTAAATTATAAATATTACAATAGAAGAAGAATACAATGGCAATTATAACAGCAACAAGATACAACAATTTAAGATCAAGTGTTGATTCAGTACTTGGCGTAGGAACAGGTAACTCAGGTTACGGTCAAACACTGCAGAGTTCATCTGTGAGTGTTGGCGATTTGGTTCAAGCAGACGACCTAAACAATCTATACGAAGACGTGAGAAAATCATACAGACACCAAAATGGTGGTGATCCAACTGCGGCACAACTACAAGAAGTGGTTGCAGGTGAATTAATTTATGATGACGACACAACAGACTTCAAAGGTTGGGATCAATATGAAGCACTAGCAACAAGCATTACAACAAACAGGTTAACAGTTGCAGGAGCATCTCTACAACAGTACAATTCAACAGTTTCGAAAACAAGAACATCAACTTGGAATTCAACAATTGAACGCAGATTCAACATGAGTTTTGCAACTGCCAATGATGCAAGATACTTTTTTAATTCCGGTGGAACATTAAAAATTACATCATCAATTTCAGGTGGTAGTGGTTCTAAAACAGCAGACTGGAAAAACAACATTTTAGGTCCTGCAGGTACAATCACTATCAATTACACATCCACATCAAGAAGTGGATCACAAGGTACAACAACCAGTCAAGGTTGGTATGATTTCAATGTTGGACAAAATTACACAGTGTACAGTCAATTGAATGGCGGTACTGGTGTGTACACAGAAAATGATTACTACATTGTGGTACAAAAAACTTCAACATCAAACCTTTATGTGCGTGTGATATTCAGAGATCAAGACGCAGGCGACCAAACAGGTTCTGGTGGACCAGTAGATGAAGATGTTAACGGAAGTTTGACAGTTTCTGTACAATACCAAAAAGCCATCACAAACGTGGTAGGTCCTGTACCATCATTCAGTGTAGCGAGCGGTAGCACACTCTAAATCATTGACTCACACACAAAATTTTGCTATAATACTTGCAAAGTTATGGAATCAAAAATATCTAATATACTAGAATATGCAGATAGATTGTCTGCAATAGAAAATCAAAAAGATATACTGTTGAGACAATTTGAAGAAAACAGTATTCTGTATTGGCATGGACACCAAGTCACTGCTAATTCAATCCTTATTGCAGAAGTCAAAAGTTATTTGGACATGGGCAGAACGCAAAATATCACTCTGCTGGATGATTTTAAAACTCCTTTTGCAGTTGCAGACACAGAAAAATTTTCAATTACACTATCCACCAAGTATCAAGAAGCATTGCAAACCTATCATGCAGAGTACAATAAACTGATGTCTTCAAAGGGAGATTTAGATGCATGATAAAGGTGTATTACTTCACGCTCACGGTAGACAGCCAATAGATTACATAAGCCAAGCAATTTTTTGTGCTTCGCAAATTAAAAAATTTTTGCAACTGCCTGTTGCTCTTGTAACTTCAGAAAAGAATATTTCAGAAAAATGCTTTGATCATATCATAAATGTTGAAGCATCTAATACCAAACAAAAAAGAACATTCATGGATGATGACAACATGAAGGAAGTTGTTTGGGACAATCACAGTCGTGTCGACAGTTTTGCACTTACTCCTTTCAAAGAAACTATTGTGATGGATACTGATATGATAATTGGCAACAGCAACTTGCTAAAATGTTTTGACAGCAAACAAGACTTGTTGATAAACAACGAAGCAATATATCTTAATAAAAATCATAAGCAAAATTACCATATTGAATACATGGACAATTTTATAAAAATGTATTGGGCAACTGTGTTTTATTTTAAAAAAACTAATTGGACAACACAGTACTTTGACCTAGTGAAACATATTAAAGCAAATTATCAGTTCTACAGATTTGCCTACAGCATTAATGAAACAAAATACAGAAATGACTATGCTTTCACTATTGCTATGCACATGATGAATAACTTCACAGCGAGACCAAATGATCGAGCATTGCCAATCAAGTTGTTCTATGTTACTGACAAAGACAAAGTACTGGATTTTACAAACAATAAATGGAAATTTGCACTGCCTAAAGATGATGGCACATATTATAGATGTAATATAAACAATGCCAATATGCACGTGATGAATAAGTTTGCATTGGATAGGATATGTAATGAATACAACTAGAGGTTATTTTATATTTGTGCAAGCCAGCGAACAAAAAGATTATCTCGGTCAAGCAGTTGCATTGGCTAAAAGTATAAAAATTTTTAATGAAATTAACAATGTTTCTATCATGACCAATTGTGTGCTAACAGATGCACAACGTAAATGTTTTGACAAAGTGTTTGATATACCAGGCAATGATGAGGCTTCTGCACAAGATTGGAAAATACAAAATAGACACAAAATTTATGAAGCAAGTAAATATGATGAAACTATTGTGTTGGATAGTGATATGTTGTGCTTGAGCAGTTTAGATTATTGGTGGAATATCTTGGCACACACAGATTTATATTTCACAAATCAAGTTAAAAACTTTATGGATGAAACCGTAGTCACACATCCTTTGTATAGAAAAACATTCATTGCCAACGACTTGCCTAATATCTATTGTGGTATGTTTTATTTTAAAAAAACAGAATACAATAATAATTTTTTTGCCTTGCTATCAGAAGTTATGCAAAATTATAAAAAATATTCAAGAATGTATTGCAATGAACACAAACAGCAATGGTGCAGTTTAGATGTGTCCACAGCAATCACTTGCAAAATAATGAAGTTTAAAAACACAATAACCAATAAAAACTTGACTTTTACACACATGAAAACAAGACTGCAAAAATGGAATGTGGATGAAAATTGGATTAATGAAATACCAGTTGCATATGATGACAATTTGCAAATCAAAATAAACAATGTGGTGCAAAAACAATTACTGCATTATGTCCAAGACAATTTTTTAAACACAGAACTCCAACAAATAATAGATAGAATATGGAAAGAAAAGACATACAGTTTGGCGTAGAAAAAGTACAGCACACATGGTACTTTCATTTTGATGCAGGCACAGGCATGATTGAAAGCATGAGTGTTGTCAAACAAAGTAATTCGATTGAGATACCCGACACACTAGCAGAAGCAATACACAAAGGCAGTGAAAACATGGCGTTTTACAAAGTGTTATTTGAAAATGGAAAATACAAATACATAAACACTGTAAAAGTAACTCCTGAAGATAATGTGCCAAATAATGATGATTTTGCTAATTTAAATTTTTACAAACTGCAAGAAAATGATTTAGAATCTAAAATTGTTTTTACACACACAGACAAGCAGATATTGATCAGTGCCACTGAATCTATGAAACACACAATAAAAGATTCATTTAAAAAAGATAGTACACATAGATTTTATGTTTGTAAAAAAAATGATCACAGCATACTACACAAAATGATTGAACTTAATTTACAAGATTTAGTAGATCAAAATATCACAGTGCCTGTTGATGTAGAGAAAAAAGATTGCAGTATATTTTGTAGAAAAATTTTGGAGTACAGTCATGTATGATGTATTTTTTATAGATGTAAAAGAACCTAATGCAGAAAAGAATTATGAATTGTGCAAACAAAAAGCACCCAATGTACACAGGATCAGTGGAGTAAAAGGCATACATCAAGCACATCAAGTGGCGGCAAAAATTTGTTTAACAGAAATGATGTATGTGGTAGACGCAGATGCTGTACTTGTTCCAGAATTCAATTTTAATTACAAAGTGGATCAATATGATCTAGATGTTGTCCATGTGTGGCACAGTAGGAATCCAATTAATGATTTAGAATATGGATATGGTGGAGTCAAATTATTTCCCACTTTACTCACAAGAAAAATGGATTTGAACACAGTGGATATGAGCACGAGCATCAGTGATAAGTTTAAAGTCATGCCCACAGTGAGCAACGTTGCAGAGTTCAACATAAACAATTACAGTGCTTGGCGCAGTGGCTTTAGAGAGTGTGCAAAATTAAGTGCCAAGGTGATAGATAGACAAGTGGATACAGAAACAGAAAAAAGATTGGACACATGGTGTTCTGTGGGAGCAGATAGACCTTTTGGAGATTATGCCATTGCCGGAGCCAAGGCAGGCAGAGAGTTTGGAGCATTAAATAAAAACACAGACAAAATGAATTTGATAAATGATTATTCTTGGTTAGCAAATAGGTTTAACAATGACACAGCGTAATATAATAAAAATTGCAGAGCAGGACTTTGTGTTCCTCAGTTATGCTGAACAAAATGCTGAGAAAAACTTTGCTGATCTTAAACGGAAAATACCTTGGGCAAAACGTGTGCATGGTGTAGATGGTATAGATGCCGCTCACAAAGCCTGTGCAGAAGTTTCAGACACAGAACATTTTATAACAGTTGACGGTGACACAATAGTAGATCCTAAATTTTTAAATGTACAACTGGACACCACAGTGCTTGGATTGACAGATGATTATCAATTCAGTTGGACTGGCAATATTAATGTAAACAATTTAAAATACGGCAACGGCAGTCTTAAAATGTGGACTAGAGATTTTGTTAGAAATATGAAAACTCATGAAAACACAGACGGCACAGATGAAACACAAATTGAATTTTGTTATTTTGACAAATACTATCAATTGCCAGAATGTTATTCTACCAGCGTTATAAATTCTACACCTTGTCAGGCTTGGAGAGCAGGTTTTAGAGAGGGAGTCAAAATGAGTTTGAATCGTGGCAAGAGAGTGCAAGACATTAACACAGAAATATGGATAAACAATCTACAAAAATTATTGATATGGATGAACGTGGGTACAGATATTGATCATGGTTGGTGGAGTTGCTTCGGCGCAAGACACGGATGTTATCTTACAATGTGTACAGATTGGGACACAAACAAAACAAGAGATTTTGCACTTCTAGATGAACTATGGAATGAAGTTGAACAATCCAATGCTGAACAATTGATGAAACATTACAGCGAGTCATTAATTGATGTGGGTGTTAACATTGGCATGACGCCTCTTGAACCTCAACAGAGCAAATGGTTCAAACAAGTGTATGTGAATAGTCCCAGACGTTTTAAGTAGAAAGTTTCCCAGTCAAAAGATATCTTGTACCTCTTGAATCTT